ACTGAAGAAACAAGGGCACAAGTTCAATATGCACGCATCCGTGGGAGGATGGTCGTGGAGCGGCAACTTTTCTCCGGCTATTTCTACGTCGGATAATCGTGAAAGATTCGTGACGACTCTCGCTGAAATAATGAACAGATACCCCGGGTTGTTCAATTCCATATCGCTTGATTGGGAATATATCTCTTATGGCGAGAACTATGGCCTCGGAGGAAATAAGACGAGTAAAGACGACCCGGATAATTTCATCAAACTCCTCGAACTCATTCGCCAGAAACTTCCCGGATTCAAAATATCCATGTGCACGAGTGCAGCGCCGGAGAAATGGAAATTCCCCGTCAAGAAGATAAGCGATCTCTTGGACGAGGTTCACATCATGACCTACGACTTTCTCGACGGAGCGTGGGGACCTGGGCCGACGGCAGGACACCACACGAATTTGTCAAAGTCTCCATACGTCCCGTATTCGGCAGACGACGCTACAAAAGCGATGATCGGTCTCGGAGTCGAACCAGGGAAGATCTTCATAGGAGTGGCCTTTTATTCTAGAGGATTCGGGAATACCGACGGTCTCGGCAAGCCCTACACGACCGGGTCGAGCGACACCACGTGGGACAAAGGGAGTGTGGACTACAAAAAACTACCTCTTCCAGGTTCAACAGAATTGTGGGATCCCGTGGCGAACGCAGCGTACTCGTACGATCCTAAGAAACGCGTCCTGAACTCTTATGACGACCCGAAGTCTACGAAACTCAAATGCGAGTACGTGCACCAGCATAACCTAGGAGGCGTGTTAATTTGGGAGGCCTCGGCGGATCACAATTACGACAATCCCAGATCCCTCATGAAAATCATGCACGACAATCTCACGCACGGTGGCGGAAATAAACCCACACCTCCCGAACCGAAACCCGAACCGAAACCTGCGCCAAAACCCGAACCGAAACCTGCCCCCAAGCCAGCACCTAAACCCGCGCCTAAACCCGCGCCGAAACCTGCACCGAAACCTGCACCAAAACCTGCGCCCAAGCCTGCACCGACTCCAAAACCTACACCGCCGAAACCTACACCGCCTAAAGAAGGCGTATGGGGGGTTGATGGAGAAGATCACTTTTATAACGGCGGTGTGAAAATGAACTGCCCCACGGGATTGGTTTGGAGTACCGCGACGAACGCGTGCGATTGGCCTCAAAAGTGATGTTATTACAAAATACGATCAAAATAAATACAAGAGTTGAATGATGTGTATTATTGCAGATATGGATGCTGGTTGATTTCGTCTATGGAAATACGTTCGTCGGGGTTGATGCATATCATTTTCTTCAGCAAATCCTTCAGGTCCTCGTGACCATCCATATATTCGATGGTAGTATTCAGTTCTTCTTGGCTTGGCGTGAAGAATTCATCTTGTAATCTCTGCCCGAGTAGAAATTTAACTTCGTATATTGTATAAAACGTCACGCCGAGAGAAAACACATCGCACTTTTTCCAATCGATGCTATATGGTTCCTTCTTGTGATAGGCGTTGTGCACGTCCGGCGCTACGTACGCTGGCGTGCCACAGTAATCTCTAGGAGTAGAAAAAGAGAGATCGACGGCCATGCCGAAATCAGACAATACCACCTGAGAGTAGTCCTTGTTGACGAGGATATTTTCGGGTTTGATATCTCGATGCACGATATTCAAAGAATGAATGTGGCTCACCGCATGTACCATCGCCTTGACGAAGGATCTCATGTCAATCTCGATTCTCTCGTTCATGTCGTCGAACATATCTCGGCGATACTTCGGCAGCACCATGTATCCCATGTCATCGAGGCTGAATTCCTTCGGGCGAATGATGTTAGGATGATGGAGGCGTGCGAGCAGCGTATATTCCAAAAAAAGAAGCTTTTTTTCCTGAATGGTTTTTGCTTTTTTGATGACAACTTGTTCGCCAGTCATTGAATCCACCGCGGAGACAACGATACTGAAAGACCCCTCGCCTATTATTTTTTGCTTTGTGTATCTCTGAAATTCGAAGTCTGTCCCGAGGAAGCAGCAGTGGAAGAGGCGCTTGAGCATTTTGTTTTTTTGATGAAAACAATGAGAATGCTGGTCTTTTATGGTATTTAGAAACCCTGGGTCAAACGACAAATTTCCGTAGTATAAATATTTTGTTATATATATACCCATATAATGTCTGGAAGACTTCCGCCGACATTTCTCAGAACAACTTTGTATACAAACGAGTTAATCGGAAATATAGTCGTCCAAGGAAATATCAGGAGCGGATCCATAGCAGCAAATGTCATATATGGAAATGTTTCTGGTGTCAATATAGTGGCTCAGAACATATATGGAAATCTTACGGCTAACAGCTGGACTCCTGGAAATGTGACAAACCTGAACATAACTGGAAATATGACCGCCGGGTATTTCATAGGGAACGGTGCATTGTTAACATCGACTACAGGAACTTCTCTGACTAATGGTAATAGTAATGTGGTCGTGATCCAGAACGGCAACATATCAATGACCGTTGCAGGAGTTGCCAACGTGTTCAGTTTGTCGAGCAACGGATTGACGATCCGTGGAAACGTATTCAATAGCGACGGAATCATATACAACATTCCGGCGAGTTTCGTAAAATATACAAGGACTACGACACAATCTATGACCGGAGCAGCGTCTAACGTCATATTTACCACCGCAGAATCGACGTTCGGCACGGACATCGTTGGAAACACGACGACCGGAGTGTTCACTCTCACGCCAGGGAAAACGTACAGAATTCGCGGGCAGCTTAGTTTTATTAGCAGTGCATCTACTAATACCTTCTCATATAGATGGTACGATGTTACGACGGCATCGTATATAGGGTCATCTGTACAGATAGATTCTACGAGAGATACCACTAGAAACGCATTTGTCGGTGGAACTGCGGAAGTCATCATATCGCCGAGCGTGACCACGCAAGTTGTTTTACAAGCACAGAGTGGCGGCGCTAACTGGACTTTAGGAGCAGTGTCGTCCGGAGTTGAAGGATCTTTGTTCCCATGGGCGGACATCGAGGTCATCGCCGGTCAAGCACCATTGACCATGACTCCTACCATGAATGTTGATATCAATGGAAACGTGATCGGTTCTTTCGCGAACGTTACGACGTTGATAGGCACCACGGGCAACGTGGGCAACGTCCGGATGATCGGGGGTAACGTGGCGGTCAGTGGACAAATTAACGCCCACGGAAACGTCGTAGCCCCCTTCTTTGTGGGTAACGTGACCGCCGGAAATCTTTCTGGTCAGAGTGTATTCGCGAATCTGATCACGTTTGGTGTGAATGCAAACGTAGGCAAGATGACTGGTTTGTATTGTGTGGCAATGAATGGTAACGATTCAACTGCAGACGGTTCTGACGTCAAACCATTCCTCACCATCCAAGCGGCTCATGATAGAGCTTTGGCCGAATACCCACCTTCTACAAGTGGGGTTATTGAGAAACAAGTGGAAATCCGCGTCGCCCCTGGTACATACTATTCGCCAATTACCATTACTCGTTATAACACTATCATCAGAGGGGCGGGTTCTTTATTCGCACGAGGACAATATACGGCTATAGGGCAAGTAACTGTAAATTGCGCAAGTGCTGCGTATGCATTCACCAATACAGTGGGGCTAGATCGAGTGTTATGTCTTAACGGAGTCACGAACACCGGTAATGGGGCGTATACCCTTAATATTGATTCGAGCTATTTGACGGCAAGTAATGCAACACCTTTGACCTCAGAGAACGATCGGTCGTATGTTTACGTGAATGATTCATTGATAAGCGCGTCACTAGCTGGAGGAAATACATATATCAGATCAACAGGGAACTCTTTGTATTTCTATGACTGTACCATCCAAACAATTGCTGGAATGTCTAGTGGGCGATTCATAGATGTTGGAGGTAATTGTGCCTTAACTATAGAGAGATGCTTCCTGAACCCAGTGTCATCACCAACTGCAATCGTAACAGCATCAAGTAGTGTCCCGAGTGCCGCAGCTGGATTTAAAATTAACATTACAAACTCGTATCTTCAGAATATAGGCGGGCCTGGGATAGATTTTGGAACGACAAACACAGCGGGGTCTTTTATTCGCAATACGTCCGCGGTTTCCCCGAGTTCTAACGTATTTGTAGGAAACGGAACTGCATATGAAAATGAAACCATAGTATTACCAGGGACATCAAACTCCAGAGCATCAACGGTATCGATCGTCCCATACGCCACTTTTTCAACCTATACACTCCCGGCAAGTGCCAGCATTGATATCAGAGGAAATATCATAGGTAATTACGCGAACGTTACGACGTTGATAGGCACCACGGGCAACGTGGGCAACGTCCGGATGGTGGGAGGTAACGTCGCGATCAGCGGTCAAGTAAACGTTCTAGGAAATGTCGTAGCCTCTTTCTTCGTGGGTAATGGTTCTCAGCTAACCGGATTGTCTTCCGCTCTTAGAGGGGTGGCAAATATAGACATCAATGGTAACGTCATCGGTTCATATGCCAATGTATCTAATATAATCGCCGTTCAAGGAAACGTTGGCAACACTCGGTTCCTCGGCGGCAATATCGCAGTCAGCGGACAAGTGAACGTTCTAGGCAATGTCGTAGCACCCTTTTTCGTCGGCAATGGTTCGAGGCTGACCGGTATTGCCGCCGCTCTCCCAGGAGTCATAGCGATTGACATCACTGGAAATCACATAGGCGCTTATGCGAATGTGGATATCATACTTTCAAATACGGCGACCATAACATCTGCGGGTAATGCGAATGTGTTGACAGTCGCAGGGACCACCACGAACACGACGGGATCTCTCATACAAGGGACGTCTCTACGAGGCAACAATTCCACGTATTCTATGTTGCGTTTAGATAACGTAGGGGGGAGATTATTGGACATCAACGGAAACGGCGAGATGTCTTTAACTTCCGCGACCACTGCGGACATAATGACTATTAGCACGAGATCTGGGGCATTGGCGGGTAATGCACTTGCCATCGTCGTCCCGAGATTATCTTTTACGGAATACAATTTCATCAACTGCAGGAATCTCAACGGCACTCTATTCAGCGTCGATGGAAGAGGAATGCTCACGGCCCAGTGCGCGGTCAATGGAAATGTAGTAAATGTCGTCTCTACATCGGCGACAAACACCAATGACATGATAAGAATTCAATCGTCAGCTAGCGCAGCGCAGCCGTTCAACATGATTTCCGCCCAAAACTCTGCTGGGAATGTGTTCAGAGTCAGCGGTAATGGAGCTGTATTCGGTGTGGGTGCGTATAACACATCCGGTGCCGATTATGCGGAAATGTTCGAGTGGGAAGATGGTAATGCATCGGACGAGGACAGGCGGGGAAAGACGATAGTGAAGGGAAATAGTGGATTCATACGCATGGCGACCGGTGAAGATAATCCGTCGGCGATCTTCGGAGTCGTATCGACAAATCCGAGCATCGTGGGAGATTCAAAATGGAACGAGTGGAGCGGTCGCTACTTGAAAGACAAGTTCGGCAGCAAACTTTCCAACGCCGTGTATTACATTGCAAACGTGTCGAATATGGAAGACCGAGTGAGGTGCGGACCGAGCGATTCGGCGCCATCGGGATACGAAAAGATCGTCAGCAGCGAATTCATTCAAAATCCGGCTTACGATCCGAACATCGCATATGTATCGAGAGAAGATCGCAAAGAATGGGCGACCATAGGACTCGTCGGAAAACTACTGGTTCTGCCTGATCAAGTAGTTAATCCGAATTGGATACTCTTTAGAACAATTACTCACGCGGACGGGGACGTCTTAGAATACATAGTCAAGTGATCATCCACCACGTAATCTCAGTACGAGATGCAGTGTACTTTCCTTCTGAATGTTATAATCAGCGAGTGTCCGCCCATCTTCTAACTGTTTCCCGGCCCAGATCAAACGCTGTTGATCAGGTGGGATACCTTCCTTGTCCTGAATTTTCGCCTTGACGTTTTCGATCGTATCGCTGGATTCGACTTCCAACGTGATCGTTTTCCCAGTGAGGGTTTTCACGAAGACTTGCATTATACTCTACGATAACATTTTTTATACGATAAACGAACGTATTTTTATGTTCGTATAGGATATACTATGAATAACAACAATAACGGAACCAGGAACGGTTCTAAAACGGCTAAAATCGTGTTATTTTTCTTCGAATTACAATTAAATCTGAAAATGTACCACTGGACCACGGAGTCATATGCGAATCACAAGACGACGAACAAATTACTAGACAAACTTTCAGATTTGATCGACAGCTTCGTGGAGAAATCTATGGGCGCTTTCACGAGACCCGTTCTGAAATCCGGAAGCAGCATTCCCATCCAAAATATGACCAAGACTAAATACGTAAAACTTTTGAAGACGGCTCAAGAATATTTGCGCGGAGATCTCGAAAAGATGATATCAAAAAACTCGGAGCTTCTGAATTTGAGGGACGAAATGCTGGCCGAGCTTGACCAAAGTTTGTATTTCGCCACGTTGTCGTGATTTTTAAAAATATATAATCTATTAATAAAGTAAAATGAATACCATGTTCATCGTCGGTCTCGCCGTCTTGTTGCTCATCGCAGTCGTGGCTGTGTTATATTACAAGCAAAAGGAGAAGTTCGAAGTCGTGGGTAAATTCGTAGAACCGATCCCCGAAAACCCCGGCCAGAGTTTCACGTTGCAGCCGATGGACCAGACGTACACGTTTGCCGACCCGATCCCCGACGGAGCCACATCATTCGATCGCATCCTCGCGCGGTTCGTGGACAAGACCGCCCCCACAAGCTTGACCGAAGGCGCGAGTTTCCCCGAGGCGGCTCCGTATACGGACTCCGAAGTCGAGAGAATTTGCAAGATGGCTTTGGATAGAGTGAAAGGCCCAGACGCTCCCGTATTGGATTTTATTTCCGTCGAATACGCTTCGAAAGCAGTCGACTCCAAGAAAAACGCACACTACGATCTCGCGTTCATCGTCTACGATCAAGTGAAGAATTATTCGCTGAAACTCGTCCTCGTGTGCATCGTCGACCCCACGAATAGACTCTACATCAAGAAATTCGCGTCGTTCAATAGTTTCACGCCCGCGGGCGACGGTCCTCTCGGAGTCGAAGAAGTCGACGCTCTTCTACCGGCAGATTTTGTAAGTGATTTCGTAAGTTTCAAAAAATTATACGCCGACAATGGGGCAGCATACTAATCAAATAATTATATGTACATATGATATAATGAGTGCTCGAAGTAATAATGATATGCCGAACCTAAACAATCTCAATAGGTTTCTCGGCAAGACACCGTCTAGAAAAGGGTCACCGACCGTGAATAATCTCGAACGTATGTTGAGAGGGTCGCCCGCCAGATCGTCGACCGCCAGATCATCGCCCGCTAAATCGTTTCCCTCCCTATCTCCATCAGTTTTCAGAAACGTCAATATTGACACGTTATTCAGTCCTGTCAGGATGCCTTCGTCTCCGGTAGCCAAGATTGCTCCGGGAGCGAAACGTGTCCGCAAGATCGCACCGTCCCCGAAGAGAGCCGCGTCTCCCGACAGAAAATTCGCTCATAAATTCGACGGGACGAATTCGGGCGAGAAAGACTCGTTCGGTCGCATCATTTGGCACGGACCTCAGGGGGGGAAATTCGTCATTTCTGCTGTCGGCAAGCGCGTTCCCCACATTGATGCTAATTTGAAAAAAAGAACGAATCAGGGGGCGATGAAAAACACCGGTCTCGTGGATCGCAAAGGTCGCAAGATATTCCAAGGGAAACAAGGGGGCAAGTTTGTCATCACCGAATCCGGTCGTCGCGCTAATCCTCTGAAGTGATTTTGTCGATACGAAAAACAGTGTATCAACAATTCGAATAGCTTATTAAAAAATATGTTTTAATTTCTATCAAATATTATTCTCGCGGATATACTCTACGGAATATATCCTATAGGCCGAATAATATAAGCACTCCGTTTTCACAGAGAGGTCGAAATTGACCTAGAAACAGGGAAGGTCGCTAGAACCCGAGCACCCGTTTCGGTGGTGCTCAGCCATTTCAACAGGATGTTGCGAGCCGCGTGAGTGTCGCGATCACACGCGACGCCACAAAAACACTCAAACGTCTTCTTGCTGCCGAGAAGAAAGTTTATGCGACCGCACATCCCGCACGTCTTCGAAGTGTATTCCTCGGTCGGCTCCTCGTATAATAAGGACTTCTCGTCGCATCTCTCCTTCATCCGCATTCGAAACGTAAAATGACTGATACCCAAAAGTGAGCGGTTTGTCTTGGCTTTCAACGCCCCGCTGAGTTTTTGAGTTTCAAAGGGTGGTAACAACACGCCGCCAGCTTCGCTCGTGATATCGTTGATGATGCGCCAGTGATAAATGTCTCGAACTCGTTGATGTTGTCGATACAAACGGCGTCGGTGTTCTCTACATTTTTTACGAAGTTCATTAGTCGTTGCCTTCGAAAATCGTCGGTCATTGAGTGATATCTTTGTCCTCATGACGTTCAATCGTTCATTCATATCTTCGCCGAGTGATTTATTCGTCCCATCGGTCGCAAAGCACGCAAATGGCGTTCTCACTCCCGGATCAATGGCGACTATTGGACCAGACGACGACGATGATGTCGTTTTCTTTATGGGCACGAGGAGCCAGAAGTCTCCGTAAGAGTCTCTGCGAATACGACACTCTGCCTCAGGAACGCCGTCGAATGGTATCTTCCCGAAAAACCTCATCGCACCTATATTTCTCGGCAATATCGTGAGAACATCGTTCATGTATTTCAAATGATGTCCTATGCCGAGGCAGTATCCGTGTTGACGTTGATGTTTCTTTGTCTTGAATGTCATTTTGAAATGGTCAATGTTCTTATGCTTCAAACTGGTGAATGCCGTTTTGAAGTTATTCGCCGCTTCAAACACTGCTTGTTGTCGTATCGGTTGTGGTGTTCGCAAGAGCCATCTTCTTTTGTCAAAAAAAGAGTTATACGTATCGTCTCGTCTCTTGAGAGATACGAAGGCATTTTGAAGTCGTATCTTGTTCGCCGTGTATTCTCCGGTTTTTATCACACCAATCACGACATTATACGTGTATCTAGCTCCATCGGCATATGCGTTCAGTTTGAGTTTTTGTTCTTTCGTGGGATTTAGTTTTATTTTTATTGTCCTGAAAACTTTTTTTATAATATTTTCATTTGTGAATGAGTGCGTTATATTTTCATTCAGCCACGGAAGTATTCGCGATGTTTCTTGACATTTCTGAGACCAAAAAGGTCGTATTCGCATTATTATGTTATTTACGATGATGAGTTATTTATACTTTAGTATGTCAATATGATATTCAGGATCAAATGACAATAGAATAATCATCAAGAAACAACTTATGAAAAAATATGTTTTATACGTATACTACATAAAATTTATGTTCCTGGACGCTGCTCGTCAAATTCTGAACGATCGGTTCCAATCAAAATCCTTTTACGTCTCGTCGCCGAAGTTCGTGGAAGACTTGGTCGACAAATGGCACGTTCTGTTTCCAGGAGTCACACCGCATTACGCGGTAAAATGCAACAACAACGAAATTCTGCTGAGAACGCTCGCGAAAAAAGGCGTGAACTTCGACTGCGCTTCGGGATCCGAGATCAAAAAGATTCTTAAGATCGTAGAGGATCCGTCGCGAATCATCTTCGCCCATACCATAAAGTGTCCGAATGACATCTTGTTCGCAAAGGAAGCCGGCGTCAACGTATCCACGTTTGACAGCACCTACGAACTAGACAAGATGAAGCTGTATCATCCCGAGTGCAACATGATTCTCCGGATTCGGTGCGACGATCCCAATGCCACGGTGCAGCTCGGCAACAAATACGGTGCACAGGATGACGAAGTGGAACCTCTGTTGGAGTATGCCATGAAACTAGGTATCAAAGTCATCGGCATCTCGTTTCACGTAGGGTCTGGCTCTCGTAATCCGGACGCGTTTTACAAGGCCATCAAGGCCGCGAAAGAAGCGTTCGAGATCGCCAAACGCGTGGGATTTTCGCCCAAGCTTCTCGATGTAGGAGGAGGTTTTCACGCGGACATTGACGACGAAGGAGAATTGTCCACGTGCATATCCGAGTACATCAACGACGGGATCCAAGATTTCTTCTCGGACGAATCAGATGTCAAAGTGGTGGCCGAACCGGGGAGATTCTTCGCCGAACACTATTCGTGCCTCGTCACCAGAGTCGTCGGAAAGAGAGAGCGCGATGGTCTTTACGAATACTTTCTCAACGATTCCACGTACGGTGGATTCAGCAACGTCATTTTCGAAAAAGCAACGCCGGTACCGACGGTGATCCGCACCATCCCGGACGACGAAGAATATCACACGAGCGTCATCTACGGGTGCACGTGCGACGGAGTTGACGTGATAAATCCTCACGTGCAGCTTCCGGAACTCCACGTGGACGATTGGATCCTCTTCGAACATTGGGGCGCGTACACACAGGTCTTACACACAGGATTTAATGGCTTCGGACAATATGACACATATTACATCTGATTTTACCATAATGAAACTTTCATGAAAATGTCATAAAAATCACGAGTAATGATATCCAGTTCACATATGATGACATATTTGTAAAAATCTTTAGTGACATAAAAAACATCATTTTTACGTTTTTTGGCATATGTCCAATGAGCAATAAAATTACCCTTACTGGCGGTATCACAATGAGCTCTAAGTGTATCACTGGCATTTTGCGCACAAGAGAATACTTTTCCGTATACACATACTGGTCTTGCACTAGGATTCATCTCATCACGCATGATCTTTGAATGTTCAGGTCTTTTTTTACCGAACATATGATGTTCGTTGCTAGGCTGGCCGAAAGTGTAATGATTTGAGCCAGATGTAAGAGCTTTTCGTTCCGACGTTTGTTTCGAACCAAACATTGGGTGTTTTTCTTTCGGCAAACCAAATGTCCAATGTTTATCTCCATAGATAGGAGAGAGTTCACCAAACTTTCCAAAGTTATAATTATTTGGTCCAGATCTTTTCTCGATTTCTTCTTTTGATAATATTCTTCTATAATTGTGATTTAACTCACCCTTTTTACCAAAGTTGGGATTCCTATCTCCAGACATCAGAGAAGATTGTTGAATATGTCTTTGATCGTTTTGTTTCCATGCATTTCGAGATGCTTCTCCGATTCTTATGCGAGTAAAATTAGACATATTCCATTGTCTTCTTCCACCTGATGTTTTATTATATCCTTTTTCAGGATTCATCAAATCGTAATATTCTATAAGAAATATCTCAACAGCATCAAGTAAATACCAAGGGCACGCTACTCGAAGAATTAATACTTTTTCGAATGAATATAATTTCAACGCATTCGAATGATGTGAATTACTACCTCTATTCATACGATATGTTTTCATACGACTGGTCCAGTTGATTGTTTGTCCGGCGTACATTTTTCTATTCGGAAATATCTGTAAATAAATATCACCGAGTTTATATCGTTCCCAACGATAAAATTCCCAAAACATTGTTAGGTCTATTGATGAATGATAATCTTCATATTCTGATTCTTCTTCTGTAAACATTTAATACTTTTTATTGCGTATTGTATATTTAATAAATTATGCATTTTATATATTTTGAAGTATTCTCAAAAATGTCATTTGTCCCCGGAGATGTCCTTTCTACAGGATTTAACGGCTTCGGGCAATTTGACACGTATTACATCTGATGTCGTTTGATCCAGGAAAGATGTCGTTTGACCCGGGAGACGCAAGTACATAAAATCTGACGAAGAGACGACCCATCATCAAAAATATAAAGCAAATATGGTGAAGATGTCCGACTCGCAGAAGCTGGCCAAGAAGATTGCCCGCGAGCTCGCACGAGATGCGATGAAGGCTCAAAAACTTGCCGAGAAGGAGCGTGTGGCGGCTCAAAAACTTGCCGAGAGACTGAGGATTCGCGAGGCTGAGAAGGCTGAGCGTGAGCGGATCGCAGCCGAGAAGAAAATCGAGCGCGAGCGGATCGCAGCCGAGAAGAAAATCGAGCGCGAGCGGATCGCAGCCGAGAAGAAAATCGAGCGCGAGCGGATCGCAGCCGAGAAGAAGCTCGAAAAGGAACTAGAGAGGGAGGCGAGGAAGATCGAGAAAAAGAGAATTCGCGAGGCCGAGAAGATCCTCAAGAAGGCTCTCAAGGCCAAGTTGGACGACGACCCTATCACGGAAGAGTCCGATGATGAGAGCAACATGGTCGAAGACGTGAATGACGACGAGTTCGAGGACGACGATGATGACGACGAGTTCGATGATGACGACGATAACAATGATCCGATCGATTGGGAAAACTTCAGAACTCGGGATGAGCTCATTTTTGAATCTCAATATGTGACTGCTTAATTGATTGTAACAAACAGAATCGAAGCTATAGAAAACAGGATGAACAATAATCCCAGGCCTCTCAGACGATTATCCTTGGTCAGTAATTTCTTGAGACCTATCCTTCCATTGTTCTGATAAATATCAGCGGGAATCCCGGAGATGGCTTCCCACATGTCTCTCACTGCGTTTCGAAGCGTCAATCCTTTCCACGTGGCATCTTTGTATCGCTCTTCGGCAAGCTTGTTCGCCTGATTCTGTAATTTTGCCACGTCAGCGGGCGTAGCAAGATTATTCAGCTCGAGACCCGCGACGTTAGTTATGGCTTTTGGAAAGGGGACGTATTGCATGTCAATAAATCTGTCATCTCCCACAGGAGATTTAGGATCTCGCATGACCTCCGATAATGTTGGGAATACGAGTTGAGGCGGGGGCAACAAGTCTGGAATATCGAATGGTATCTGTGTCATCTTTACATATAATAACATTTAATTAAAAACCAATATACACGACACGAGTTTCACGACTCTTCAAAATGTCGTTCACTGCATTAATTACGTCGTCGAAACGTTTATCACGAATCGCTTTCGATTTCTTGCACCATTGGTTCTTCGCGTCTACGGTCGGGTTCACGCGGACCCACGACACCACGTGATCAGGATACGTCTGGAGCAGCTCCGCCGTCACGAGATGCATTCGATGTTCGTCACAATCATAGTCATCATGCCCATTCTCGTCCACTTCGAGACACACGATGATGCCATCACCAAATACGATACCATCTAGACGCGCAAAAGGTTTCGCTGTATACTCGGGGTCGAACTTCACATGAAATTCACGTTTATAGACGTCGAGTTTGTCATTGATATACGCAAAAAACGCCTCTTCGTATCTCTTGTATCGTTTTCTTCTCGTCTCGTTCGGGTCGCAGGACATGCAATACTCGTGTCCGTTGGCCAATCGTGTTCTCACGGGGCACGGTTGATTGTATCCGGGGCATATCATATGAACGACGTCTACCATCTCGGACGTCTTGCACTTGATGCAACAAATACCTATGGATTCTCCTGGTACGTTGAATACAGGTATTTTTCCACATGAACACTTCTTAATCAGTATGTCTATCATTTCCGACGTCTTGCATTTAGAACAACATATGCCGACGGTCTCTCCGGGCATGTTGAACTTCGGTTGTTTTCCACAGGGACATTTCTTATTCTTGACGTCAATCATCTTTGGTGTCTTGCACTTGGCACAACATATGCCGATGATCTCTCCCGGAACATTGAACTTCGGTTGTTTTCCACAGGGACATTTCTTAGATACGACATCTACCATCTCGTCGGTCTTGCACTTTGAACAACACACTCTTGTAGTTTCACCTGGTAGATTGAAACTCGGTTGTTTTCCACACGGACACTTCTTAGACCTGATGTTGATCATCTCAGTCGTCTTACATTCCTTACAACATGTCGGCTTATTTTCTCCTGAGACGTTAAAGCTCGGTCGTTTTCCACACGGACATTTCTTGTTCTTTACGTCGATCATCTCAGTCGTCTTACATTCCTTACAACATGTCGGCTTATTTTCTCCTGAGACGTTAAAGCTCGGTCGTTTTCCACAGGGACATTGACACTTTGGCATATTTTTGATTTTTACATGACTATATAACATAAATTGTTCATTTTGTCAATACGATATCATGCATCTTCTTCTGCGGGAGCACTCTTCTTGCCACGTGGCTTCTTGGGCTCTTTCATTTTCTTGATAGAAAGTACGTTCTTCGTATCACCTGTTGATTCGCTCTCTACGAGCGCATTAACGATCTGCTGAATTTTTTCCTCATCAAGCATATCGCCGATCAGATTCTCGAGTAAGTTTTCGATGAATTCGATAGACATTTTTCCTTTTTTCTCTACTTCCTTTGCGACGATCGCGAAACCATCATGTTCGTGAGTCTCCATACGATGAGAGACCATGTATTCCAGAATCTCTTTTCCTAGGATTGTTTTTTCTTTCTTGGAATCTTTTAGCAGTTTGTTGGCATCCAGGATGTTTTTGTGCAATTCCACGAAGCGTTCGGTTTGTTTAATAAATTCCATCGGTGCTGTTATACTTTATAGACATCACATCTTGTTAAATTGATCTGTGTGTCAATATGAGTCAATACTTTCTCATCTGGAAATTGCTGAAGTAACACACCTGCGACTTAGGCGAAGGCAACGGGCCGCCGAAAAACGTAGAAAATGAGAAATCTGATATCAATAAATCGGGAGACTTCGACCAGTTGATTCCTTTCAATACACATTTCTTGCCGTTCACGATGACGTACGATTCGCCGTCGAGCTGAGGGACGCCATTCTTGAATGTGTTCATCTTGGTCCCAATTTCTATGTGGTTCCACGTGTCGAACTTCAAAGCCTTCTCGAATTCTTTACCGAAGAATCCACATCCGTATCCATCCGACTTCAGACCCGGAATGGTTTGTTTCAAATTATAGGGAGGATATATATAGATGATCACACCGCCGTCGACCTGCCACATAATTCTGTTAGACGCTCCCGTCGTTGAGTGATTGCCCCCGCTCGCCGCTCCGTATCCGATCGTGGTGCCACCCATCTTGCCTCCTCTGGCAAACTCGAATCCCTTAGGGTACCACACATCCCACGAAAAGGTTATGGCTTGTTTGTTCATATCGTCCGGTTTGGCCATGAACGAAAATCCTCCCACACCCGGATCGTTGCTCGTCCCCGAATTTTTCTCGTATACCGTCTTGACCGCAGAGCGTCCCTGAAACGTCATCACCTCGCTCTTTTTCATGTTCACCTTTTCCACGTTCCACGATCCACCACCTTTTGTCAAAAGTCTCAGATCCAACGTGCTGATCACGGCCGACGGGGCTGGAGCGGGCTTGGGGGCAGGTTTAGGAGGCGTGTATTGATCCTGAAGCCGTTTCTGATTGACGGGGCCGATACCGGAGTATTTCGATTGTACTATATTGATGGCGTCCTGATGCGAGGTGCCTTTGTCTCTCAAAGAATTGTACAACTTGCACACATCTCCCCAGTGCTCGTTGCCATTCATCGTATAATATTCTTACATCTTATTTTTTATCTCAAGATATTTTGTCGATACGAAGTACTATAAATTCTTTAAAAAAATAATATAATCAATAGTAAATATGTCATCATCTGGAGGTGGACTTATTCAATTGATAGCATACGGGGCTCAGGACGTGTATCTCACCGGAGACCCTCAGACGACGTTGTGGAGACAGAAATTCTCCAGAAAGACGAATTATGCGCTAGAATCGATCCAGCAAACGTTCGCCGGCACGATCAATTACGATTCTTCGACGTCTATAACATTAGCGCGAAATGGAGACTTGATATGCGGACTTATGGCGGAAGTCACGATGATTCGCGGCCCATCAGGTCCGGGAAGTCCCGAGGTGTATTATCCGGCGGAGGCTCTGTTCGAGAGCATAGAGCTCAGGATTGGTGGTCAGCTGATTGACACGTTGTATCACAACTGGTTCCGGTTATACGACGAGCTATTCTATAACGCGAAACAGACTCAAGGATATGCAGACATGATGAACTTCACACAGGAAATTCAAGGGCAGGCAAGGACGTTTTACTTCCCCATCCCGTTTTTCTTCTCTAGCATGCTCTCGGGGCTCGCGCTTCCGATGATCGCCTTGCAATATCACGAAATCGAGATCAAGTTCAATTTTGCAAAGGCGTCCGACATCCAAGGAGTGGACACATCGTCTCCTCCGATCGTGAAGATCTACGCGGACTACGTGTTCCTTGACACGAAGGAACGTGAATCCTTCGCACAAAATCCTCACGAATACGTCATCACGCAACTCCAATACCAGAAGCAGGCGATACGGTTCTCCAACGTGCAGCCCCTTCGTTACGGCGTCTCTCTCAACTTCAATCACCCCACGAAGATGCTCACGTGGGCGTGCACCCAACCCGGAATCCACGGACAATTCACGGCGCTTCAGGGTGCCACGCAGGACAACACGGCAGCTCCTCTGGCTCGCGTGAACCTCCAACTGAACGGACGCGACAGATTCACGACTCGCGCCGGCAAGTACTTCACGAACGCCCAACCATGGTTGTGTCAGAGAGGAAATTACTATTCCTCCGGGGTGTACGCATACCACTTCGGTCTGAATAACGTGATCGGCACTCAGCCGTCTCAGACTCTCAACTTCAGCAGGATCGATAACGCGACGCTCGTGTTCCACACCAAGATCAACAACGTCCCCGGACCTTTCGGCCCTGGAGTCGCGAGCTATTCGACGACCGAGGAACAGACGTACGAGATAACCGGAAATCTCACGACGGTCGAGATTTATGCCCAGAATTATAACGTCCTACGTGTGATGTCGGGCATGGGAGGCCTCGCGTACGCAAACTAATCTTTTACAATATCATGTATTTCAAGAAATATCTATTGATTTTTTTGAAGTATCAATTGTTCAGCCTACCAACTATAGGAGACCAGAACGCGTCCCGAGTTGCCGTTGGGATAAGATCATTCGGAGTGTACGTGTTCGGAACAGAACCATATTGATTCGTCCCCGCGGCGATCATCGTCCCGTCCGCAAGACTCGCGACAGTTCCACATTCTAGATCCGTGATATTAGGATTTCCTGTAGCTGCAAAGTCCATGACGATAGAGTTGCCAGGGGGGAAGTACGAGTTCAGAGTCTCGAAGCCCGCGGCTATATTCGCGAGCGTGCCGTTCCCGAAATTTCCAGATCCGTTATATCCCGTCGCGTGTAAGTTTCCCGTTCTGTCGAGCACGTACACGACGAATCTAGTCGAATCTACTGAGGACGAAGACCACTTTATCTTGGGAGTCGTCATCGAAGGAGTGCCTACGTTTGCGAGCATTGCACCTTGGAACGCATACGTGCCTACGTTTCCGATACTCTCCGTGAAAGTGGTCTGTGAATACAGACTCACGATATTACCAAACGCCGTTGTATTTCCACAGAATCTGATTCTTCCGTTATTGAGGATTGCATAATGAGCGTCTTGATTGGCACATATCGTTCCTATTCCGGCCACGTTTGAAAGATTCGTGGTTTCTCGTTGAAGAGTAGTAACTGTCGCAGTGCTGCCGATACCCAGCTGACCGCTAGAATTGAATCCACATGCAAACGTAGTCCCATTGCTCAGCAACACTCGTAAATTCTGTCTGGACGTAGTGCTACTCGTCGCATATCCTCCGAATACAACGTCCGTCACATTTCCTGCCGATATGTTAGTTGATACGATCGACGGTATTGTTACATTGGTTGATACATTACCGAGACCCAATTCTCCTACTGCATTCATACCCCACGTGAATACTCGGCCATTCGCAGCTATGGCGGCGACGGATCCGATGTCAGATTGACTCAATGCGACCTCGGTGATAACGGCACCGGATAAACCATTTGGAATCGCAGGCGTAAGAATAGCTGCGCCTGTGTTGCCCCTTCCTAGTTGTCCTAGTTGATTCGGCCCCCACATATACAATCTGCCTGCCGTGTCTATAACTGCAAAAAGACCGTTTACCGTGACACTACCAGCGTCAAGCCTTTTATTAGCGTAATACAACTTGTCTATGGGATTAGCCCCGAACGTTTGTCGCGTAGGAAAAAATCCAGGGCCAGCCCCCCACCAAAACACACGACCATCCGTCGTCAACACTGCTGCATTCAATGAATCGTGAACGATCGTCTTGGGTATTACCGCAGGAGTTATGCTCGGGATCATGACGGGCGTGGGAACGGGGTTCGTTGGAAAATATCCGTAAATATAATCAGAAGGTCCGGTAGCCCCCCGGCCGGATGAGATTACGGTATCTTTGTATGCGAACATCAACCCGACGTTTCCAAACGAATTATTGACATTTGCGAACCACGCGACTCGGCTCGATGGTGTCACCGTAGGATATTCTGCCACCACGTTCGACCTCACATCTACGTATAGAGGTCTGTAGTTCCCCTGGTCGTTCGGATCGGCGGTAGGAATATTCGTGAGGAACAGATTGCCATTTACGATCATGTTTCCAGTCACCGATGCGTTTCCAGACAGACGAATATCTCCTCCCACTATCACGCTGCCAGATACGAACGAATTACCTTGAACCCGAAGTATATTCGCAGATAGTACGGTAGAATCCACGTTTCCAGCAGATATCACATTGCCGACGAACACGTTGCCGAACACGTTGTTGTTCACAAGATTTCCAAACATTGTTCCGTGTGAAACAACGTTTCCTCGAACGTTCACTTGACCAGCCGTCGTCTGTCCGGTAGTCAGAACCCAGATGTTCAACGAGTTTGCCTGTACCGTATTCGAAAACGTCGTCATTCCTCCGCTCAAAGTCAGTCCGCTCGAAACAGACGATGCCGTCACGTTGCCCACGACGTTCACCTGACCGCTGACCATGACGTTTCCAGGAGCTATCACGTTCCCGACGATGTCTATGAACGCCTGAGTTGGGTATGGAAATGTTACTCCCGTGAGGAACAAACCATTTCCGTATACGTAATTCGCATACGCATTCCCGACGACGTTTACCTGACCCGTGATATTTGCGTTTCCATTCACTCTTACCAAGCCCGTCGTGACGTTCGACGCGTTTACATTCCCTGAAGATGACACATTTCCAAAGAAGAAAGGTGACGAGACGACGCCGGAGACGATGTTGGCCCTTGAAGCATTCAAGTACGATAATACGTTTGATACGTTGGCAGTTACCGGGATAGGACCGACGGAAGAAGATAATTTGATCTGCGAATCGTCGTAATCCCCGATGGTCGCCGCCACCGCACCTACGCGGTTAAACACACTGGTCACGGTGGGGAACGCCGTATCGAATTGTATCCAATTGGAAGACGTACTCGCGGGCAGCACCGTCAGCAAATATTGAGTATTCGTATCGTCCTGAGTCACGAGCGACCCAGCCGGAATGCCCGTGAGAGCGAGACGCGCCGTTTGGTTGGCGACATTACCATTGGGATAAATAAATATCCCTGGATACTCTACGAAATTTCCGTTTCCGATGAGATAATTCCCGGAAATATTTCCCGTTGCCGCCGTAAGATTTCCCGCAAATATATCCCCGATGATTATAAGATTTCCCGTCGTCACCGAGAGACCGGTGAGATTTCCGATTATATCTATGTTGGCTGTCCTGGGAATATTCACGAGCACGCCGGTCAATTGCGATCCGTTGCCGAAGAAATATCTGGCGGTCACGTTCGATTCGATGATCACGTTTCCTATGTTCCCGGCGAGTGCAGTGAGATTTCCAACATTAGCAAACAATCCGGAGACGACATTTCCGTTTATGTCTATATTCGCAGTGCTAGGAAATGCTTTCAGCACATTGTTCAAGAACGCCCCATTGCCGATGAAATAATTCGCGACGACGTTGCCCAGAGTATTTATCTGATCTGCAATCGAAACATTGCCCGGAGCAAGCACGTTTCCTATGATATCCACGTTCGCCACTCCCGACAACGCTTGCGATATCCCGACGAGTTGCGATCCGTTTCCGACGAAGTAATTTGCAGTCGCGTTACCCACGACGTTCACCTGCCCCGAGACCGTGATATTAGCGGGAGCCGAAACGTTGCCCACAATGTCGAACGACGAAACGAGTGGTAACGCCGTGGGAACGTTTGTCAACAACGAACCGTTACCCTCGAAAAAGGGTCCGACGACATTTCCGACGACGTTGACCTGACCGGAAGCAATTATGTTTCCTGTTCCTCGAGTTGTCACGTTTCCTATGATGTCCACGAGGGCGATTTGCGGAAGGATGGTCTCCACGTTCGACAGGAAAATAGCATTGCCGAAGTAAAACGGACTCGTGACGTTGCCTGTCACGTTTGCTTGCCCTTCCACAAAGACATCGGCGGGCGAGAAAAGATTACCGCGTATGTCGAGACTGCCGACCGAGGGCAAACTCGTGCTCACATTAGAGAGAAATATACCATTTCCGAAAAAATAAGTAGCCGAAATATTTCCCACGACATTCACCTGTCCTTGAACGGTCAGATTTCCCGGGACCACGACGTTTCCCACGATGTTAATATTACCAGCAGGTGGAAGCGCCACCAATATACCACTCAGCAGCGCCCCGTTACCGATAAAATAGTTCGCCGCGACGTTACCCACGACGTTCACCTGCCCTTCGGCCGACACGTTACCCGGAGCCACGACGTTTCCCACGATGTCTATATTTCCATTCGACGGCATTGACGTCAAGACTCCCTGCAAGAACGCACCATTTCCCAGGAAATAGTTCGCCACAATGTTTCCGACCGCGTTCAATCGTCCGGAGACTCTTACGTTGCCTGGAGCCACTACATTGCCCACGATGTCTATGTTGCCGGTCGTCGGCATCGACGTCAAGACGCCTCGCAACAACGCGCCGTTGCCGAGGAAGTAATTCGCCACAACATTACCCACGGCGTTCACCTGACCGGCAACATTAACATTGCCAGGGGCCGTCACGTTGCCGACGATGTCTATGTTGGCGCTGGTTGGCAAGGCGGTGAGAAGGCCTCCGAGCAACGCGCCGTTACCCAGGAAGTAGTTTGCCACGACGTTGCCCACGACGTTCACCTGCCCGGCAACAACGACATTGCCGGGTGCCGTCACGTTACCGACGATGTCAATATTCGCGCTCGCCGGCATAGACGTCAGGATCCCCTGGAGAAGTGCACCGTTACCCAGGAAGTAGTTGGCCGTCACGTTGCCCACGACATTCACCTGTCCCGCTACACTCACGTTTCCAGGGGCGAACACGTTTCCCACGATATCTAGATTTGCATTTTGAAACGACGTCGAGATGCCCACGAGAGACGCGCCGTTTCCAAGGAAGTAGGTCGCGGAGACGTTCCCACCGACAAACAATTGTCTGCCTATGACGATGTCTCCGGGCGCTACGACATTACCGACGATGTTTATGTTGGCAGCCGACGGCAATGTGGACAATACTCCGGTCAGTTGCGAACCCGAGCCGACGAACACGTTGGCAGTGACATTGCCGGATGCCACGAGAACATTGGTCGACACGGTGTTTCCCACGACGTTGCCGATGATGTCTATGTTGGCCGTTCCGGGGAGCACTATCGTGACATTTCCGTAAATATTAGCCGCCGTCAGGGATTCGGCTATGATATTTCCGGGGAAGTTCATCGTTTGCGTGTCGTAATTTATGTATCCGTATTTCAAGAGATCGGCTTTAAAATCTCCGCCCGACATCCTTTGTATTACGTAAATATTTTTTGTATTCCGTCTAAACATTCAAAGGGGTAAATCCGGGGCAATAAGTCCAGAAGGGAACAGCGTTGGCCGATTCTGTCAACGCTAACGGCGTGCTTCCATATCTAGAATTTCCTGCCGCTATCACCGTCCCGTCCTGAAGACCAGCGACAATTCCACCCGATACATTCAACCAATCATGCATCGTGAAGTCGACAGCTCTCGCGTTTCCGGGGAAGTACTGATTGAGCAGCGTGAACGGATACAAGGCGCCGGTCGTGATACCGTTGCCCAGCTGTCCCTGACCATTGTATCCACACCCGTACAAGTTCCCCGTGTTATCAAGCACGGCCGTCGTTGAGTATCCGTTTGATGTTTCTGTATCGCTGAAAGCAAACGAGGTTTTGATTCTCGGGATCGTGATCGGGGTTCCAACATTCGCCAACATATTGCGTTGGAAAGCACCTATACCGGCGATGAACGTAGTTTGAGACACCGTGGAATTGGTGCCGAACAATCTGGGGAACCCTGCAAAGAATATCTGTCCGTCCGACTGAACTAAATAGTGAGCGGTGTTAGAAGAAGACGTTATAGTACCTATAGCGGCGATGTTGGATCTGTTGGTGCTCTCTCGAGCGAATGTCGTTCTGTTCGTAGTGCTGCCGATACCAAGTTGGCCTTGTCCGTTGTAACCGGTGGCAAATGACGTTCCGTTGGCCAGCAATATCATGAGCGATGTTCTGTCGAATGGAGCTGCGTACGGAAACCACGAACCTCCAAATTTGGCATCAGTGACCGATGCGACACCTATCGAAGAAACGATCGGCACCCTTATCGAATTGGTATTTCCAACGCCTAGCTGTCCCACACTATTGTTTCCCCACACGTACATAATCCCACCATTATCCACTGCGAGTGTAGATCCCGCCCACGTGGCGCTTATGTCCACGTGAACTATGTTGGCAACCGATAAGAATGTGGGAATCACCGGAGTATTTCTGCTCGTCGTCGTATTGTCACCGAGCTGATAGCTATCATTGAGTCCCCACATGAACAACTGACCGTTGGCAAGTACCGCGGCGTGTGAAGTCATTATATTTCCAAATCCTGCACCAGTCGCCCGAGTCGTCGATGTGTAAATTTTAGAAGCGGGTCCAGGTAAGTTGACCCGAGTAGGAACGATCGTATTGTAGTTATATCCCCAAGACCACACGTTTCCGGACGTCGTCAGAGCGATTGCATAAAACGACCCATACTGAAAATCTCGAACTCTCTCATTCGGACCACCGAGCATCGTGACAGGTTTCAATGTATAATTTGTGAAAGGAGGATATCCGAATACTTGAGTGGAATTATTTGCAAATCCGACACCGGATCTGTACAACGTTCCGTTCTTCACTAACATCGTTCCTTCCACACCCACTGATGTCGTTTGTGGCGAGAATCTAGCGGTTGACGGCGTCGTCTCGCACACGATATTCGAACGAATATCAATAGCGAGAGGGACAAAACTACTGTTTGATACCGACACATTTGATAGGGACGACGTGACCACGTTATTACCGAACGTAGAATTTCTCTGCACGAAAGCATTTCCGAACACCACCATGTCTCCCTTGACCGCATTGCCGGTCGTGATCATGTTTCCGTTCACGCTCAACGTCGTCGTCGTCACGTTCGTAGCATCAACGTTTCCTCTGGAATTGATACCATTTCCGAACAAGTCTGCTACGATATTTGCTCGCGACGTAAACACGTTGGCGTTGATAAAGCTGGCAATGACGTTTCCTACGACGACGATGTTTCCCGTATTAATCGTCATCGTGTTTGCGATTAGAATCGACGTATCCGTAAGGTTCGAGACCACATTACCGACGAATGTTGATGCTACCACGTTGCCGATAACGCGTATTTGACCCAAAGCAAATACGTTCCCTGGCGCCGTGACATTGCCAACAATATCAATGTTCGCCGTTCTCGTTAAGTTTTCGACGACTCCGGTAACGAACGTCCCATCGCCATAAATATAATTGGCAACGATGTTTCCTACGATGTTCATGGCCCTGGTCACGATGACATTTCCGTTCGCCCGCAGCAACGATGTCGTGACATTGGACGCGTCTACGTTACCGAGAGACACAACATTGCCCGAGAATACAGAGGCCGACACATTACCATTCAGCACGTTCGCCTTGGAAGTGTCAAGATATGATAGAGCGTCCGACAAGTATCCAGCCGTCGGTATGGGCCCTATGGGGTTCGATAGGCCTATTTGAGAGTCCACATAGTCTCCCGCCTGTGCGACGACAGCGCCAGTTCTTCCAAACACGGACACGGTGGTGAACGAGGATCCCGTGAATACTAACCAGTTGGCATTGACGCTCGGTGGTTGTTGTGTCAGGATATATCTTACGGAGGTATCCGTTTGTAAGACGACCGTTCCATTGGGGGCTGTCAGAGCGAGTCTCGCCGCTTGATTCGCAACATCCGGGACGAAATTCATCAACAGACCAGGCAACACGATGTTTGCACCATTACCTCTGAAAAAATCTGCTGAAATATTTCCCGTTACTCCGACAGAATTTCCAACGATGACATTTCCGGCAATCAAGGAATTCGTGATCACCGTCGTTGACACGGCATTACCAAAAATGTCAATATTCCCCATGGATGGAAACACCTTTAGAACGCCTGTGAGCAGCGCACCATTACCGATGAAGTACGCAGCCGTCGCATTTCCGTTTTCGAAAATTACATTTCCCAAGTTTCCCACGTTTCCGATCCTTACGATCACGTTTTGAACATTGGCAAACGACGATATCACGTTTCCGCTGATCGTTAGATTGGCAACCGCTGGGAGTTGCGTGATAATATCAGTCAACAACACTCCATTTCCAAATAAGTAATTGGTCGTCGCGTTGCCCACGACGTTCACCTGTCCTGCTACACTCACATTTCCGGGGGCAGTCACGTTACCGATGACGTCCGCCCGTATCTGTTGCGGAAGGGCCAAATTTATATTTCTCAACAGAGCGCCGTTGCCCAGGAAGTAATTTGCCACGACGTTACCGACGACGTTCACCTGACCGGATACTACGACGTTACCGGGGGCTGAAACGTTTCCCGTGATATCAACATTTGCTCTCCCCGGAAATACTGTAGAGGCGTTTGTCACGAACGCTCCGTTTCCTATGAAATATTGAGCGAATGCCGTGGTGAGAAAGTTCACTTGTCCGAGCGCGCTGATGTTACCCGAAGCAGTCACATTTCCAACGATGTCTACATTTTTAACTCCTACGATCGTGTTGATCACGTTCGTCACGAATGCACCATTTCCAAAATAAAAATCTGCCGCCGTCAATGAATTTACCAGAACTTGACCGGACGCCACAATGTTCCCGGAAGATACCACGTTGCCGATGAGATTCGTGTTTGCCACCGATGGTAAAGACGCTGACACGTTGGACAAAAACGCACCATTACCGAGCAGATACACACCTGATACGTTCCCCACGGTAGTAACTTGTCCCAAGACCACGACATTCCCCGGAGCCGTCACGTTGCCAACGATGTTGATATTTGCTATCGTCGGTAGAGAGATCACGACGTTGGACAATGAAGAACCATTCCCAATAAAATACGGTGCTACCACGTTACCTACAACATTCACCTGACCGAGCACTACTATATTTCCAGGAGCCGTCACGTTTCCGACGATGTTGATGTTGGCGACCTGTGGCAGAGAGGTCAATACATTTTGCAAAAGAGCACCGTTGCCGAAAAAATACGAGCTCGTCACGTTCCCCACGGTAGTAACTTGTCCGAGCACGATTACATTTCCAGGAGCTGTGATATTGCCGACGATATCAATGTTTGCAGTCCGTGGCAGAGTGGTCAATACACCTTGGAGCAAGGCGCCATTTCCGATGAAGTATGCTCCTATCACGTTGCCCACGACGTTCACTTGTCCAGAGGCCGTGATATTTCCGGAGGCCGTCACGTTGCCGACGATGTTGATGTTCGCAGTCGACGGAAAAGATGTGAGTATACCCTGTAGGAGCGCCCCATTTCCGCGAAAATAAGAGCTCGTAACGTTTCCAACGACGTTCACCTGTCCCGAGGCCGTGATATTTCCGGAGGCCGTCACGTTTCCTATTATGTCAATGTTGGCGGTCGTCGGAAGAGAAGTCAAAACTCCTCTAAGCAATGCGCCATTTCCTCGAAAATACGAGCCCGTCACGTTTCCCACGACGTTCACCTGACCGGTCACTCTGACATTCCCCGGGGCCGACACGTTGCCCACGATGTTTATGTTGGCGGTCGACGGAAGAGTCGTGAGGATGCCTTCTAAAAGCGCTCCATTACCAAAGAAATAGTCGCCCAAAACATTGCCGACGACGTTCACCTGCCCCGCTACGACGACATTTCCAGGAGCCGACACGTTTCCGACGATGTCTATGTTGGCGTTCGTCGGGAGAGTGGACGTCACTCCCGTCAGCAACGAACCATTTCCTATCAAATTCGCAGTCATCGTATTTGCGACGACGACGGTCGTGCTTACCAAGTTTCCGACCACGTTTCCGCGTATGTCAATGTTTGCGGTCGTCGGGAGCACCGCGACGACGTTCCCGGTGAAAGATTGTGCAGTGATAGAGTTGGCCTCTATCGACCCCGGAAACACCATGTTTCTCGTGTCATAATTTATAGTACCATATTTCAAAAGGTTCTTCTTAAAATCTCCGCCGGACATCCTTTGTATTACATAAATATTTTTTGTGATACAAAAAGTCTGAGTTAGATAATTAATTGTTTATTTCGTCGGCATCTCAAAACCTATCACAGGACGCCAAAACGGGACGGTCGTAGTTGTTGATATGATTTCATACGGTGCCTGTCCGACATCACTCTTCCCCGCACATAACATTCTTCCATCGTTCAATACGACGATGGACCCTACACCTGTTATGAATCCTGTCATGCTGAAATCATATACCACCGAATTTGCAGGCGTAAAGAATTGATTGACATACGTGAATCCATTAATGTTTACGGTATTTCCCAAACCTAATTGCCCATATATGTTGTTTCCAGTTGCCCAGAGATTACCCGTGTTATCTTTGATCATAACCCAGTAATTACCGGTATCGGTGAGTTGAAATTGAGATGCCGACGCATGGAATTTTATTTTTGGCGTCGTTATGACTGTGCCTACGTTCGACAACATGTTTCTTTGAAATCCATATGACGATATACCATCTCCGTTATAGAACACATTTTGCGTCGTGGCTCCTACTGACACTCCAAACGATCTCTTGTTTCCTGTGAACAGAACTTGTCCGTCGTTCTGGATGATGTAGTGACCTACGTTCACCATATTCAGACCTCCTATAGCTGCTATGTTCGATCTATTGGTGTTCTCGCGGACGAATGACGTGGTGCTAGCGAGATTGTTTGTTCCTAGTTCGCCATTGCGATTGCACCCCGAAGCGAAAGACGCACCATTGGCCAATAGAATACGAAGAGATGTATTGTCCAGGCCGGCGCCACCACCATCATACCCCCCACAGAATTCTGCATCTGTCACATTGGTGAAACCAGGGACGAACACCGGCACCGTGATGCCTGTGGACGTATTTCCAATCCCGAGCTGCCCGATGGAATTATATCCCCATGTCGCAATGCGGCCATTAGAAAGCACGGCACACACGCCCGCAAAACCAGCCGTGCTGATCGTGAGTTTTATGACGTTCGCCGTCTCTAGACTCGCAGGAATGGCCGGCGTATTACTCGTCGTGAAAGTTCCTCTTCCGAGCTGTCCGGATGTATTAAGACCAAACATGTACAATTGTCCATTGGCGAGTGTTATTCCCATTGGACATTTATAGTCCGTCGGAATGCCTACGCCATTATTTCTCAAATTAGGAATGAATATATCGCGAGCAGGAGGCACACTTATAAGTTGAGGTGCCCAATTTCCGAGAGTTGCGCCGAACGAAAATACTCTTCCATCTCGGGCAAGTAACAAACAGTCAGACCATGAGTATTTTACCTTTGATATCTCCACATTTTGAAATCCACTTATGGGAATTACAGTCGGGATGGTGACGGTTGCAGGATATCCGGCTACTCGAAGTTTGCTGTCGACCCACCCTCCTCCCGTTCCAAGCAATTGATTATTATACACATAAAGAGTTACACTCGCGTCTGTTGATTCCATAAAATCTCCTAGATTAGGAAGTTTAGACTCCACTTTGCTCACTAAACCCGAAGACGAATTCACGACCAATTCCTGATAATTCTGAAATACGGTCGTATCAACATTGGGCAAAGAAGTACATGTCACATTGGCGGACAAAACAACGTTTCCTGCTGTCGTCATGTTCCCGGTGAGAAGAAGATCTCCCGCCGTAACATTTCCTCCCACGAATGCGTTTCCATACACTCTCAAGATCGTCGTCGACACGTTGTTCGCAATCACGTTCCCGGATATGCGCGCGTTTCCTAGGAAGAACGGCGCGATCACGTTCCCGGTCGCAACGAGATTGCCGAAAAAGTTGACAGCCGTTATGTTTCCGAGATTCGAAGTCAGGAGTTGCGTGTCAATGTATTGTCCCACGACGACCGTGTTGGCCGTGATCCTATTCGAGATGATGTTTGCGTACAGATACGGTGTCGTCACGTTGCCGAACGTAGTGACTTGTCCCAATACTATCATGTTGCCCGCAGACGTTGAATTTCCCACGATATCCACATTTCCTCTCCCGGGGAATTGTGATGTTAATCCCGTTATCTGCGATCCGTCTCCGAGCAAATAATCAGACACGATATTTCCCACGACATTTACCTGTCCCGTAATTCTGGCGTTTCCATGGACTCGCAACACATTTGTCGTGACGTTACCGGCATCAACGTTTCCGAGCGAACTGACGTCTCCGACGAAATATCTCGCGAACAAATTTCCGTTCACGACGTTGGCTTTGTACGCGTTCAGATACGCCAATGCATTGGCTACGAATTGAGCAGTCGTGACATTTCCCACGATTGCCGACAAACCGACCTGAATATCCGTATAATCTCCGACCTGTGACACGATCGCACCTTGGCGTCCGAACACGTTGCTCACAGGATTGGCCAAGGCGTTGAAGACGGTCCAGTTTCCGTTGACGCTCGCTGGCAGAGTATTCAACAGATACGTTATGCTGTTATCCGTCTGCGTCACAATAGTACCCACGGAAACATTGAGAGCGAGTCTCGCGGCCTGATTGGCGACAGTCCCCCGAGGAGTCACGAGGAACCCGGGAAGGGACAAAAATTGTCCATTTCCTGCCAAGAATTTTGAGCTAACATTTCCTAAGAAAAACACAGAGCCCAGAATGTTTGCATTTCCGATAACCGTCGCCGTGTTTGCAGTCACGATATTTCCGACGATATTCCCGATGATGTCCATGGTTGCCGATGCAGGAAGAGACGTCAGTACATTGGACACAAACGTCCCGTCGCCGACGAAATAATTTGCCATTATATTTCCATCGTTCAGTCTGACGTTTCCTATATTTGCGACAGACGCAATAATCGAGCTCACGTTCAATAAGTTTCCAGAAAGAATGTTTCCGTAAATATCTACGTTGGCCGACGTAGGAAGTGTGACGAGCACGTTGGACAGCAAAGCTCCATTGCCAAGGAAGTAATTCGCCGTCACATTACCTACGACGTTCACCTGACCTAATACCACGACGTTCCCAGGGGCCGTCACGTTGCCTCTGACATCAACTCTGACGATTCCAGTTATGGCATCTCCTACGTTGCTCAATAATGCTCCGTTTCCGAGGAAGTAATTTCCCACCACATTTCCCACGGTGGTCACTTGCCCCGATACGGTGATATTTCCCGGAGCCGTCACGTTGCCGATTATGTCAACGTTAGCATTTCTAGGAATGTTCGGCACGACGCCCGTGAGAAGATATCCGTTCCCTATAAAGTATGCCGCCGACATGTTTCCAATCGCTCTCACATTTCCAGAACTGATGATGTTTCCAGATGCCGTCACGTTTCCTATGATGTTCAAATTCGCAATAGGCGGAAGCGGTCCCGTGACTCCCGTCATGAAAGATCCATCTCCTATGTAATATTGAGCTGACATATTTCCAGTCACGGAGAGAAGCCCCGTCACCTCTATATTGCCTGGAGCCGTCACGTTGCCCGTGATGTCCATGTTCAATGTTGCGGGGATGGGAATCGTTGCACCTATCACGAACGTTCCGTTGCCGATGAAATAATTTGCGACGATGTTGCCTGCCGTATTGACTTGACCCTGCACGACGACGTTACCAGGCGCTCTCACGTTTCCGACGATGTCTATGTTACCGGCTGTTGGGAAAGAAGTGAGAATGCCTCCAATCAGCATGCTGTTTCCTAGAAAGTAATTTGCCACCACGTTGCCCACAGTAGTCAGTTGCCCCAATACTCTCACATTCCCAGGAGCCGTCACGTTCCCGACGATGTCAATGTTTGCGACCGATGGTAATGCAGTCAATACATTGGACAAAAACGCACCGTTTCCTAGGAAGTAATTCGCAGTCACGTTTCCCACGACGTTCACTTGTCCCAATACCGAGATGTTTCCAGGAGCCGTCACGTTTCCTACGATGTCAATGTTGGCACTCGATGGTAATACAGTCAACACGTTGGACAACAATGCACCATTTCCGAGGAAGTAATTCGAAGTAACGTTACCAACGACGTTCACTTGCCCCAACACAACTATATTACCGGGAGCCGTCACGTTTCCGACGATGTTGATGTTTGCATTGGCCGGAAGAGACGTGTTGATCCCACTGAGAAGGGCACCATTTCCCAGAATGTAATTGGCCGTCACGTTTCCCACGACGTTCACCTGCCCTGATACAGCGATATTTCCGGGGGCCGTCACGTTTCCGACGATGTTGATGTTCGCGCCCGTCGGCAGAGAAGTCAGCACACCTTGAAGCAACGTACCATTACCAAGGAAGTAATTCGCAGTCGCGTTTCCCACTGCATTAACTTGTCCCAACACGATGATATTTCCGGGGGCCGTCACATTTCCGACGATGTTGATGTTTGCATTGGCCGGAAGGGCCGTGCTGATCCCACTGAGAAGGGCGCCGTTTCCACGGAG